CATCGCATCGAATTCACTGTCGTTATTGATTACAACCTCTGGTCGTCTATCAATATCTCTCCATGTATCAGTTGAAGGAGTCAATGTCATTGATCCAGTCCAGTTGAATACATCGTAAGGGTTAACATTAATCGAACCAGAATACTGACTTTGTGTTATAACAGGAGTATGAGTATACGGTAATGTGACTAAGTCACCAGTTTTAACTGTTGAAGATGAAGCAGCATGATACGCAAGCCCAGCATTACCTTGTGCAAATCCAGGTCGTAGTGTACGGCTCTTTATATCAACTGAAGCTTTATATTCTACAGATGCAGAGTTAGACATTCCGGTGTGTGCAAAAGAATCAACTAAGTAACCAGATTTAAATCGTGGATTATTAGACGCATCTAAAATTTGTTTGTTCTGTGCTTCAGCTTCTAAGAATGATAGAACAGAATAGTATTCTACTTGATTAACTCGTTTCTCAATACGACCAATATCACGCATAGTGAATCGACGTTGATCAATGAATTCAATAAGAACTTCAGCAGGAGTTAATGTATATGCAGGAATAGTTAATGTATACAAGTGCATTGCATCAGATGGAACATCAGGAGCAGTTGGATATCTTGAAGGAACACCACCAGCAACACCGAATTTACCTTTAGAATCTAAATAAACTTTATCTATTCTTGGTAAGTAGAACTGAATGTCAGTTTCGAACTGCGAGAATCTTCTTGGAGCATGAGCAGTAATAGCACCTGTCCCCGTGAATACACCACCAGCATTAGCAGCACGTGGTCTAAAGTCAACAGCCGATCTTAATTCTATTCCATTAATTTTAGGAATCTTATCGTAATCGATTTGTCCAGTGTATGAATCAACCGTAAAGAAGTCACCAGCAGAATGCACGAAGTACTTGAATGTAACAGTAAGTGCTACAGCTGCAGCATAGTTTGATGTAGACTTTAATGTAATATGACCAACATCATAGAAATCATCTCGTTGACCAGTATCTAAATCAAAATGTTCAGTAACATTAGCAGAGCCTGAAGTCTCAACAACAGACACTAATTCATGTACGTCAGCATGTCCAAGAGAGTTAGCCGCTACTGACTTAGTATAATCTGTACCAGCGTTATGTGCAACAGCGGTGTTACCTGATAAGGTTTTAGACTTATGATTTGCTGTTCTTACAAATGGTGCAATCAATCTTAATGTATCACCAGCAAAAGCACCTAGCCCTGAGATTGTAACTGTTTGTGAAGCATTGCTGTACGCAATATTTCCAACAACAACAGGTGGATTATCTGTAAGTCCAGTACCGTTATCATTCACTAATATCCAATTTGTATTGTTTGCTTTAGTACCAAATACTTCGTTAGTAACTGTTGTAGTGAATGTTGCTGAACCACCAGTTACTACACCAGTAGCAGCGATCTCACGATTTGTTTCAAAGCGATAGTTAAAATCTGGAGTTGATCCATCTGTTATAGTGTTAAGTGTTTTAATTCTTTCATATGGCAATTTAAATATTAAACTATCAGGTCCAATGTTAAATACATTAACAGAATCTGTTTGTGCAATATTAGCAGCGAAGTCATATGATGATCCACCATCTAATTTAGTTGCACCAGTCATTGTACCAGTGAAATCAAATATGTGTAATCTATATCTTGAAGCTGTAGTACCACCGTTACCACTTACACGTTCGATTGAACGAGCACGACATGTGCCAATTTGTGTACTACCACTATTCTCAATATCTATTGTGCCGAAGCTGGTGATATCTGGAAAGCCATCCATGTTATCTATTTCAATAAAGTTATTATGAGTTATCTCTGTAACTTTATCAGTGACTCTTTCAGATGTTCTTGCTTTATCAAAGTGCACATTAGTAGTTGAAAGGGTTTGTATCTCATAACCTCTTACATAAGCTTTTGAAGGCTCAACACCTAGAGTTAATTTAGTAGCAACCGATGCATGATCTTTAACAAGTGCTTTGAATGGGTTAACATAGTAGTTACCTGATTCATCAAATGTTCTGCGTGCTAACTCGTCAGCTAAAACATTATAGTCAGCTGTCCGAGCATTACGTGTAACAACACCACTTTCTAAACGTGCGATAAGAACAAAGTTACCGCTATTAGCATTCACTGCCTGAGTACTTAGTACCGCTGTAATAGAATAACGATGTGCGCCTGGAGCTGATTCATTAGGAGTGCCCGTAGCATTATCATTTAATGTTGAATCAGAACCTGAACTGACAAGGGCTTCAGTAACCAATAGACCAATATCAAATGACACATTAGATGTATATTTAGATAATACAATTGTTTTAGCCTTAGCCACAACAAAGTGTTTCTTGATATAATATATACCATCTTCAAGTGCTACAATCGAACCGAATCCAGTTGCTCCAGAAGCTTTAACTTCAGCTGACTTACCGCCTGTAGCAGTGATTGTTGCGTTATCAGCATACTTAGAACCTGATATATATTTAACCCATAGTGTAATAGGATCAGAACCAGTAGCTAAGGCTGCATGAACAACTCGAGCAACGTTAGTACCATCAGTAAATTCACTACCAACTAACTCAGCAACAGTGTCGCACGCAGCGTTAACCGAATCTAATTTAATATAGTCAATCTTGTTATGAAGGTGAACCGAACCAGGAACAACGACCGAACCATCTTTAAATGTATGATCACCATGAGATGACACTTGATTCTGTAATGTTGTTTGTAACTGGGTTAACTCTCTTGCTTGTATAGCCTTACCTGGACGAAATAATATCCTTTGATATTTTTCTTTGGGACTTAGTCCATCCGCTCCTGCGGTTTCAAAGTCGTCAAAGTATGGTTCTACGTTAAATGAAATTGCCATGCTTGTTTCCTATTAAAATGCGATTACTAATCTTACTGTTTCAACTTGACCAGCAGCTCTAGATGTTGCTGTTTTATTTTCGATAAACATAACATCGCCAGAATAATGATTAATCAATGGAGCCGTTACTGCTGTTACGTCCTTTCCTGCAATTGAAGTACCACTCTCACGAATATAATCACTTGCTGTAAATGTGCCAAAGCCAGTAGTTTCATTTTGAATATATGAAATAACACCTGCGGTTGCATCATACTCAACAACAAAGGCTTTAGAACCCGTTATAGTACCTTCGATAATTTGATCTACAGGGAATGTATTACCAGTAGCAACTGTAAGTTTCTTACATGTATTGTATGCGTTAGCACTTGCAATAGCTCCGACAGTTCCAGTACCTGTACTTGTTACCGCGATTGCCTTGAACACAGTACCAACAACGTAATCAGCTGGAGCACCTGCTGTTGCCCAGTTTGCAGCCGAACTATTACCTAGTGTTAAGATCTTATAAAAATTACCAACAACCATGGAGCTAGAACCAGAGATAGCCGCAGAAGCTGCCGCTAAAGTAGTTGGGTTTTTAAGAACAGCCAATTGTCTAAAGTCATTTGAATCTGGAATAGTGCTTGATTCATCACCCGTAAATGCCTTATTAATTGTTATATAGTGTGAGCGAAGATCATTAGTAGGATCTGCGCCGAAGCCACCAACTGGACCAATAACTGGTCGCACTGCACCACCTGAACCACCCGCTGTACTTACAGCGACGGTAGCATAAGTATAACCAGAACCGACTGCGGTCATTGTAATACCTGTAATAACACCACCCGTAAGAGTTGCTGTAGCAGTAGCTCCTGTACCATTACCTGCAATAGTCAATGTAGGAATACTTGTATAACCTGTACCGCCAGCAGTGATCTTCATATTAAAGATAGCACCATTTACTGCGTTAGTCTGTACGCTAAATTGATTAACCAATGCAGTATCTGAACCCGCTGCCGGAGCTGCTGTTATGCGTCTTGTTGGGATGAAAGAAGATGTAAGAAATTTTGTTACATCAGCCGTTGGGACGGTAAACATATATTTCCATACGTAACCATCTGCACCTGTAGCATGTACACCAGAAGTCTGTACACCGATCACATCAGGATTTACTGAGCTTGCGCCAGTTCCTGCTTTCAAACACATATAAACGTTATTGTTAGTTGAAATTACAAAATATACCTTGCTTTCAATGTTTGTGTCTTGATCATCATACTCAGCATAAGTTGTACCAGACACCCACAAGTATCGTGGTGAACTGTGAATAATATCTGTGGCATCAACTTTCTTCATGGCAAACATGTTTTCCCATAAAGTGTGCGATGTATAATCATTTTCATATGGTACGGTTGGAGTGGTGTCATCTGTCCAAGCATTCGGCCTTCCCAGTGCCATATAGAATTGGTTCTCTGCTAGACTTTCAACAAACTTATTTGTTGTATCTAATCTAAATTTACTTGTTATAATTGCTGACATACTGTCTCCGTTATTATGATATTACGATCGAGATCGTACCTAATTGCGTTCCTATATTGTTATTTATACTATCCTGTATAGTATAATGACCTAATTCTGAATTTGGTCTCCACCAAGTGAATTTATTATTCTCCCAGTGATTAAACATACCTACTTTACCAGCTGTATAACCTTGTGCTGGAATTGTGTAACTTTTTTCTAAGTAACTTCCAACCGTTTTATACGTGATTGGACCTACCTGGAATGCTCCGATGTTAATATTTATAAAGCCTGCAGGTATCAAGTTACCCGGCTGAACTGCGTTGTTGCCTGAAGTAAGCAACTGTATAAAGATTAAGATCTCACCGAAGAATATAAATCCTGCAGGGTGAACTAATCTTGTAAATGCATTCTTCCAATCTATAATGTTCTTACCTGTCTTTAGGACATATGAGAACTTTTGATAATAGTAAGAGTCTTGTAGTCTCTTTTCTTTTTGTGATAAGAAACCATTTGCCGTTGTAAACAATCCTCGAGGATACGTTTTAATCACATCATTATTGGATAACGCAGTTGTAAATGTTAACTTATATTTTGTTGTTGTATCTGAATATACTGATTCGGTATAATGTGTGCCTGGAGTTTTATATACATTATTGACAAAGACAACATCGTCATCAAAAAATACAGGTTGACCTGCATTATTATTTCCCGTAATAACTGTAGGTGTACCAGATACAGTGATAATATTCCAAGGGGTATAGTTACCTTGGTTCGCTATAATATCAGTTGATTGGTCTGTCCAGGTGCCATCTGATGGACTTAATAAATCTATATAAGGAAAGTATGTCTCTACATCATCGTCATAGATTGTTCTAAAGAATGATGTGATAGATTCAGGTGTTCCCCTACTTCTATAAAACTCAATAAGGCGTTTATAAAACGTTCTTGGATCAGTAGCAAAGTCTCGTGGGATTGCAATACCAATTTCATTCTGAAGCTCTGTAAGTAATGCTTCTTCTACATGGTCAATATCTCGTTGAATATCAAGTGAGTTTAAATAAAAGCTAGACTTATTTGATTGCTCCAAATATAAAGCATATGTTTTAATAAACTCAACTAAGTCAGGATATGTAGAGGCTACATGTTCTGGTATTAAGTCATTGACATATGACGATACATTATATTTACCAAGTTTAGACATTAGTTTCTCACTGTTGTATAATTGATACCAGCAGTTACACCGCCAGTTGCCATTGTATCTATTTCACCAGTAATTGATGCGGTAGAGGTATTGATAGTTAGTAATACATTTCTTGTAGGACTTATATCAGATGAAGCAGGTTTAACCGTAACATCAATCGTGGTTTGCCCTGTAGGTAATGCAGTTGGTAAGAAACTATTTAAAGTAATTGTTCCTGCCGCTTCAGATACTATTCCCGCGCTTGCATCATATACTAATCCAACGCTGTCAACTATTTGAATAATTCTTGTACCACTAGATGCATCGTAGTAATCTTTTAACATACATTGTGCACCACCAAAAGTAAACATGTTTGAACTTACATAAGAACCAGTGGATGAACTAGTCCCATCTAAGTCGGTTAGTGCTTGGTTAAACTTAAGTTCGTATTTAGTTGCCTTAGTAAACGAAGGAGTAATCTTTTTTGTCATCTTAATACGAGTGATGTTAGATAAAATAGCAACACTCGTGTCATCAATAGTTTTCAAAACGTTTGAGTCTCTGTATACACCACCGAAACTCTTTAAGGTATCGTTATTATAAGACACTAATGCATTCCTTACTAAAGTTGCCAAGCTGCTTGCTGTAACTGTGGCAAGGTTCGGGTTAAACTTGAAGAAAACTTCTAAATCAATATATATGTACTCAGGGTCAACAAGAACCGGAGTAATACTTACAACGTTTTTAGGTTTAAGAATATTTGTAATGATCGTGGCTTTTTGTTCAGCAGTAAGTACTTCAGCCGATAAAGGTTTAATACTAATGTACACCTTACCATAATCAGGGATAGGATTATCTTCTCCGCCCCATACCGCAACAGCTTCAACATCAGCAAATTCGTTTTTAATAATTGTTTT